ATACAAAGCCAATGAATGCGCTTGCCGGTGGTGGGGCTATGCTCGGCCATGTAAAGTTTATGGCACCTCAAGCACGGCAATTCTTTGCAATGTGTTTTGAGGTATTCGATTCTCACATTAGGCTTGGTGTAGCCGTTCACCACCTTGGCAAGACCGTTCTTTTTTATGATGTGTTTAACTTGCCATTCGGAAAGCTCGCATTCTTTGGCAATCTGCGCGTAAGTTTTGCCGGACTCACGCAGCGCCTTTACAAGTTTTGTTTTTCTCTCTCTTTCATCTTCTCCAGCCATCACTTGCGCCCTTCGAGATAGTCAATAAGCGGCATCTGCTCGCTGCGGAGCTTTGCCGCCTTCTTCTTTTTAGTGATTCTCTCAAATGCCGCATCGGTTTTTTCTGAAAGGCTTTGCAGCGTTTGCCCGCGCCATTCGGGGTCATCCATGTATGAAAGCATAGATTTTAGAAAAAAAATCTCATCTCGTGTAAGATCAAGACGCCCTGTTTGTTGGGTCATGCCTGGTTCCGATACTCGTTGCGGATTGAACACAGACCATCTTGAAATCCTGTAACAACCACCTCAAGAAAAGTGAACCACTCGCTTTCCGTGAGCGTGGCCAGGTCGGTCTTTTTGAGATTGTCGAGGTATTCACCCGCCGGGTCACTAGCAAGCTCAATGGCGCGGCATTCGCGGGGCGTGGGGTCGATCATCGGTGATGCTTTCAAATTGATGCGGGCGCCTGGCCAGATAGCCATTATTGCGTCAATCATTTCCGTCATTTTGGTTCTCGAACTGCTCGCGGACGAACGCGATGATCTCCATCATGCAAACCTATGGCTCACGATCTCGGTATATTTGCCCACCGGCCGCACGCGGATGCTTGCAGGCTGGGGCAGGCTAGGAGCGGCCGCCAGGGCCTCGGCTACCGTGTTCGGCATCGCGCTAGGCGAGCGCATGCGCCACCAGTGGGCCGCCTTCTCGCGGGGAAAACCCGTGTGCTGGATGCAGATCCATTCGCGGAAACGCTGCACGCCGCAAAGATAGATCACCTCGAGGCTTGGCGGCTTTCCGTCCTTGGCGTGGGCCTTGTAGCTCACGCTGTCCACGTCATGCCAAATAGGCACGATCTGGGTGGAGATAATGGCGGCATCGGTGGGCTTTTCGTCAATCGCGGGCGCAGGCGGCGGGAACTCATAACCGCACTCCACGCATACCCGCACGCCTGCATAATTCGGGGCTTCACACTGCGGGCATTCCTTTTTGGGCGCCTCGCCGTCACCCGCCGTCTTGGCGTTTTTCTGCACGTCGATCTTATCAATCGGGCCGTGAAGGGTGACGTTTCCGGCAAAATCTAGCACCAGGCAATCCTCTTTGCCCTCGGCCAGCCGGGTTCCGCGCCCAATCATCTGCACATAGAGGCCAACGGATTTGGTTGGCCGCATGAGCGCGATGAGGTCCACGCCTGGCGCGTCAAAGCCGGTGGTCAGCACGTTGGCATTGGTGAGGGCGCGGAGCTTGCCAGCCTTGAAGGCGCGCAACATGCGGTCGCGCTCGGCGGGCGGGGTCTCGCCAGTCACGGTTTCGCAGTCAATGCCGTGCTTGCGGATTTCGTCGCGTACCTGAATCGCATGGTCAACGCCGGTGCAGAATGCCAGCCATGAGCCGCGATCCCGGCCGAGCGTGACGATCTCTTGCACCGCAAGGGCAGTCTGGTCGCCCGCCATCACGGCTTTCTCAAGCTGCCCGGCAATGAACTCGCCGCCGCGCGTGCCCACGCCGGTAATGTCGAGCGTGGTGGTTGTGGGGTTCGTGGTGACAGGTGAAAGATAGCCAGCCTCGAACATTTCCAGAATTTTTGCCTCATAGGCAATATCGGTGAAAATGCGCCCCTCGCCATGGTGGAGCATCCCGCTATCCATGCGATATGGCGTGGCTGTGAAGCCTATCACCTTGAGCTGCGGGTTTATCTGGTGGAGGTCTGAGAGGAACTTGCGGTACATCCCGGCATCGCCCCGGCCGATCAGGTGCGCTTCGTCAATCAGCACCAGGTCACACCGCTGCACATGGTACGCCTTCTTGGCGATGCTCTGGATGCCCGCAAAAAGGATCTGTGCGCCAATGTCGCGCTTGTTGAGTCCGGCCGAGTAGATGCCCGCCGGGGCCTCGGGCCACGAGCGGATGAGGGCCGCGAAATTCTGCGCGATCAACTCCTTGACGTGGGTGAGCATGAGGATGCGGGTATCTGGCCAGCCCTCGAATGCCTCACGGACAAAGCCCGCGATCACCACACTCTTGCCGGTGCCGGTGGGCATCACCACCAGGGGGTTTCCGTGCATGTGCTCAAAATAGCTGGTGATGCCGTCGATAGCGGCGCGCTGATAGGGTCTTAATTCCATTTTCGTATCCGTAACAGTTTGAAGTTAGCGGGGGCGTCTGTAGCGCGCGGAGAATTTTAGAAGGGCACGCCATCCATGAAGGTGGTGCCGTCTCGCATCTCGTAGGTAACGCTGTGATCGGTTGCGTCGATCACCGTGCCGTCAATAAAATCCGGCACGAATAGGTGTTCTTCGCATCCCTCGATCTCGTACTCAGGCGGAATGTTGCCATACCTGGCGCAGTGCCACACGCCGCCCGCAATCGGCGTGGAATGAAGGCAAGATCTGCAATGGCGCTCTGGCTTCACGCCCTGCCAGCACGTGGCGTAATGGTCGCAAAATTTACACTCGAACCAATCGGCCGAGTTTGCGATTTTGTTGGGGGCTCGCGGAGCATTGATAACCCGCGCCATCTTGGCGTTGAGCGTAATGCCCATGGCTGGGTCAACCTCCACGCGCTCGCTGTAAAGCTCGTCGGTGTTCTTGTTCACGGCGAGATAGAGAAACCGCGTGAGCCCTGACCAAAGCATATAAATTTGCATCTGCGCCCAGTGCATAGGCTTCGATATAAACACGCCATCCTTTTTGAGCGCGTTAAAGCTCTTTTCAGAATGCGTTTTGAACTCGCCGCCGTGCCATGTCTTGGGAGCCTCGATGAGCCCCAAGATCACGGCATCCATGGAGCCTCCACCGTGGCCAGTCTCATCCTTAAGCGCCCATTGCCTGCCGGTCTCAGGATCAAGGTCTTGCACCGTGGCGCCGGTTGCGCGGAGATCCGCAACAAACCGAGCCTCGGCCATGTGGCCCGTCTGAAAAAGGCGTAGCAGGCGCCCCGTGTGGCGCGCCCTGGTGGTCCAGCGGAAGCTGAACCAGAGAGCGCGCTCGCACTTATGCCCGATCACCGAGCCGCCGAGGTGGCGCCGGAAGCCAGTTTCTTGATTGGCCTCATACGCGCCATAGATTTCCTCCACGGTCGGCATCGGCTTTTCGGGCAGCGGGGCCATGGCTAGACCTTCGCCCGGCGCCAGGCAGGCACATTGCCCGCTGGGGCCGCACCCTGCTGGGTGCTCGCCTGGGGCTGCGCCGCATGGCCGCCGCGCGGCGCTCCACCGGCCGGTGCATAGCCCTTGATTTCGTTCTGCGCTTCGCGGTGCACGCCACCCTTATCCGGCCCTGCGGGCTTGGCATGCACGGTGAGCACCAAGGGCTTGAAATGGAGCGCCTCGCTGTCGGAAATCTGGATCTGCCCGGTTGCGTGGCAGATGGCGGAAAGCTCGCGCTGGGCGATCTGCTGCGCCTTCTCGTTGCGGTTCACCAGATTGAGGCGAGCCCACAATTTGCGCCCCTGATATTCCCCCTCGAGAATATCGAACTCAAGCTCGAGGAACTTGCCCTGGCTGTCTTTCGTGTCTTTCATGTCACTGCGAACAATCTGTGCGAGGTAGTCGCCGGGAGAGATCACGTCAATCGGGGCAGCGGGCTCTACGTTATTTGCGTCGAAATTTTGGCCGAGATATGCCATGTATGGTTACTCCGATGCCGCGGCGTTTGCCGGGGTCTGCTGATTGAAAAAGGGAATTTGCGAGGCCACGGCGCCCCAATCGAGCGGAAGAGATGGCGGCATGGCCCAACGATTTTTTGCCAGGAATGCCGGGCGTTCCTCGGTGTAAAGAAGCCGGTCGCCACCACCCACGCCACGGGTGATTTTCTTTTTTGGGCCAGCCTCGTCCTTGACGGTCGAAACCCGGTAATTCACGAAAAACAGGCCGTCTACATATTCCTGCACAATGGCAGCCGCACCCTTTTTGAGCTTCGGCGCATAGCGGTCATACGCCTCAGTTTCGGGGCTCTCGAACCGCTTGATCTCGGCATGCGCCAAAAGGATCACGGTCATGCCGCGTTCGTCGCGGAGGTATGCCAGGCCGGAAAGGAATTCACGCCAAAGGGCATCCGCCGCCGCATAGCCCTTGCCATAGCCGGGCTGCTCAATGTCCTTCCAGCCGTTGTCCAGGCAAGTCTGTTCCCAAATCAGCGGCTCGAGCCAATCCAGGGTATCAACAGCCACGGTCTTGAAGTCGTGGGCATCACTATCGAGCGCCGCGATTGCCTCCATGGCCTGGCCATAGCTCTTGAGCACACCGAAGCTATCCACCTCGAGCATGCCCGCGCCGTCCTCGAAAAAGAGAAACACGGGGCTCGGCGCATCGGCGGCGAGAGAGGTCTTGCCAATGCCGCCAACGCCATAGGCGCCTAGGATCGGCGGCTTGGGCGCGCCGGTGCGGCGCAAGCTATTGAGAGAGATTGCCATTTATGCGGCTTCCTTTTTCGGCTCGATTTTGAACGTCTGCTTGCCCGCGCTCACGGTGCGGTGCGGCTCAAACATTTTCTTGATGCTCGAGGGCCAGGCGTTGAAGCTCGTTTCCGAGACCTTAAGCTCTGTCGAGATATACTCGGCGGGGTTTTCACCGGGCCAGGTCTCGATTTGCTTGAGCACGCCGCGCAATCCGGCTTGGTTCCACTTCACGGTTTTGGGCAGGTCTGCCACCACCACGAAATCGTCATCATCAAGGCGCACGGTTCCGGTGTCCTTGCCGTCAGTCTGCCGGGCGCGGCGGGCCTGATCGGTGAAACGCTTTTCCATCACCGAATAAATCACAGCATCGGCCGTTTTTACGTGAGCCTTGAGAGCCGCAACATCTTCCAACAGTAGCGCAAGCTGCTGGGTGGGAAGCTTTATAAGCTCGCCAATCGGCATTTTGAGCGCCTGCTCAAGCGTGATACGATTTGAAATTGTCATGATTTCCTCTTGAAAAATGGCAAAGTAGTTGAGAGCGCGCGAAGCCATTAGGCCGCGTGCAATGGTCCGAATTCGATGACTGCACCTGGCCGCTCGGCGTAAAACTTGGAGATCTTCGCCTCCACCACTTGGGCGTCATCTTTCCACGCCACGCCATTGAGCGCGTCGAGAATTGCCTTTAATTGGTTGTCGCAATCCGGCTTTTTTGCCGGGCGGATTTTCCCTGTAACAGCCTGCATTTTTTTTATGCGCGGCCACGCCTCGGGGATCGAAAAGAACACCTTAGCCGATGCCCAAACCTCACCAGTGAGCACAGGGTCGGCACCCTGCGCCTTGGCCGCGCTCTTAATGCGGGCCTCGATCTCTCGGGTTTTGTCCTGGGTGTAATGGTGCCCGGAATGTCCGGCGCGCTGCCAACCGGGAATTTCACCCTCAACAGTCACGCGGTAGGCGATCATGCTGCCACCTTCATCGGACGGGTGGCGGAGAGAGTAAGCGCCGTGTAGGGCCATCCCTCTTTTTTGGCGATCACCTCGCCAATTGGCCAAAAGCGTGCGGGAATTCCGCGCGTTTTCCAGTGGCCAATGGCGATGGTGGAGGTGTTGAAAGCCTCGGCTGCCGCCTTGGCGTTCGGGAAGCGTTCTAAGAATTCACGATGCTGGCTCATGGCCAAATGATTAATTCCATTTTGGAATTGTCGTCAATCCTTTTTGTGATGGATTTTTGAACTAAAATAATCCATAATGGATTGTCCGGTTTTGGAGGTTATAAATGCCGCGCGTGAAAGATGATCCTGAAACTAAAGAGATGATGCGCGGCATTGGTGCGCGCTTATGGGCGCTGCGGATGGCTCACGAAGATATGACAGAGGAAAAATTCGCCGCTCGAATTGGCGTGAAGCAACCGAGCTTCCATAAATGGCAGGCTGGAATGCAATTCCCCAACCCTGTCGCAATGAAAAAGCTATGTATTCGCTACAATGTAGATTTTAACTACATCTATTTGGGGTCTTTTTCTGGGCTTGCGGGGGATTTGGCGGTAAAACTGCACCAGATACTTGCGCGGAGATTATCTGGAACCGAGAGCACGGGGTGAGGCATGGGCAAGCCCCTTCAACCTCGCAGACAACACCGTCGCCGGGCATTAAGTCACGTCTATTTGAGCTAAACATAGGCCACCGCCGTTAAATTATTGCACACGTTCGGGGCGATAGATCGCCCGAATACAACCTAATGGCAAGTAATTTATTCCAAAAAGGCAAATTTTTTTGTTGACGGTTATTCCATAAAGGCATAGCCATTACCCCGTCACCATAACGGGATTTCTATATTATGACCTATGAAAGCCGCCGCGCAGCCATGCGCCGCGATAGCCGCGTCATGCTTAACCTCGCATTTTATGGGCTCTTGCTCTTCGTGTTTTTGGTTTGCTGGTGGAACGGATGGCTTGGTTCCGCGCTCGCTGCGTGGGGCGAGTAAGCCATGTCTGAAAAAGATGAAAACGGCAACGCCGTCGCCAAGCAATTACGCGCTGTTGATGCTGTAAAGCTGGTCGAGCTTATCGCCATCACGCTCGAGGGCCGGGATGCCAGAATTTCCGAACTCGAGGGCGAGGTTGATGATCTCAATGATAAAATCGAAGAACTAGAGGAAGAGGCCGAAAGCCGCGCGCCTGGAGATGGTGCTTACACCAGAGCCGATCTTGAGGCCGCAATATCTGGCGGCGACAAGCTGCACCTCGGCATTGTGCTCGATAGCATTTTCGGTACGCCATGAAGATCATTGCAAGGGCCTATGAAAAGCACCCTAGCGGCTATGTGTGCCAGTTGCTTGGCGATGATGCCGTGTTTCCGTACCGGCCCGGCGAATGGGTGAAGTACATGCCGGAAACGAGAACGGCGCGGACCATGCGCCTCTGCCGCGCTGTAAACCGCCCAGCATGCAGGGCGGTGCCGCCCCACATCATGCCGGGTGATTTGTAGACCATGACCAACTTATTCCGCGCCGTGTGCGCCAAATGCGGCGGCCTTGTTCCCGCCTGCGCTGGAACTGTTGAGGCGGTCGCCGCTGGGCGCAAGCGCCCCATCTGGCGAACCTATCACCTCGAATGCGCCCCACCACCACCGGAGAAAACCGAGAAATGACCATAGATCTTCAAAAAATCCGCGATGAGCTTCCCTCTATAGGCGCCAACCTGGGCACGCTGCTGGCTAAGGATGGCATCGGAATGCTCCAAGAAAATAAGGTTGAATTGGATGAAGTTGGGGAAATTGAAGTCGCCTTCAAGATGAAAACAAAAGAAGGCGATTACATCAAATTCTTCATGGGCGTGACAACCGAGCTTGACGAGGACGAATAATATGAGCGATCTCGCAACCCGGCTCGATGAGAGCCTCGAAATGTGGCGCTTGCCCAAGGTGATTGAGCGCACCGGGCTTAAGCGGGCATCCATTTACGTGATGATGCGCGAGGGCAGGTTTCCCGAGGCGCGCCAGATCGGCGCCAAGGCCGTGGCATGGCGCTCCAGCGATGTGCTGGCCTGGATGCACAACCTGCCGGTAGCATCCACGCCTGTGGGGGAAGAATGAGCAACGTCACTTTTTCCGATATTCGCCGCCGCCAGGGTGAATTCACCATCAAGCGCGAATTGATAGAACAATCGCCCGCCAACATTATCCGGCTTCTTACCGGCATGCTGATCGTGAGGGCAGAATATATGTGGGATTCCAACTCGATCAAATACACAGCCATGAGCATGGAATTTGACTCGCTGGAAGAGGGCCAGGTCGCGCCGGTGTATCTATGTCAGGTCACCATGGGGGGGGATGAAAGTACCGCCGAGCCGTATTTAGGCAACATATCTTGGAACCGGTTATGATCGGCGGCGCATGATGGTCACGCCGCGGGCTCAAGCCGAGAAATGGCGCCCGATGACTAGCCCCCGCTTTTGTACCCGCTGCGGGCAGACTGACCCTGCAGCGTTCTATGCCCGCCAGCCGGGTTATTGCCGGGAATGCCGGATCTGGATCAACCGGGCCCACAAGGCTGAAAAGCGGGCCGTGTATAATGCTGCCCACGCGGCCCGGCGGGCGCTCCGCCGGGCCGAGAGAAAGCTCGAGCACATCGCGGCCGAGGTCGGCCGGGTGCAAACCGCGCTCAACGCCAAGCTCGATGAGCTGGCCGCCGCAAGGGCGCTGGTGCGAGTCAGGGAGGCACATCATGCCAGCGCCAAGGCCTGCGGCACGGCGCGCCCCGTGTCGCCACCGCCATGGGGTTATCACAATTCGGCTGCCTGCTTGGCAACGCAGAGTGCGGGTGCATCATGAGAAACCAATACCCCGGCACCTGCTACCGCTGCGGCGAGCACGTTGCGGCGGGCGAAGGCCATTTCGAGCGGCTGGGCAGTAAATGGCGCGTGCAACATGCGGCGTGCGCCATCGAGCACCGTGGCCAGCCTGATGCCGAGCGCATGGAGCACCAGGCGCGCATGAACCTGATCCGGGCCAAGGGCACGGGGAAGGCCGCACAACGGGCCAGAAAGCGGTTGCGCGATGGCGGCGTGCAAAGCCAGGGGGCGAAATCGTGAGCCATTGGGAAGGTCTCGGAAAGTCTGATGAATGGTACACGCCACCTTATGTGTTCGCCGCGCTCGGGGTTGATTTTGACATGGATGTGGCGGCGCCATCCGGCCACCCGTGCCACGTCCCGGCGGCGAGCCGGATATGCGCTGGATCGCTAGAAGCGGAATGGCGCGGCTCGTGTGGATGAACCCACCATTTGGCGGGCGCAATGCCCTCGAGCCTTGGCTTGATAAGTTTTTCGGCCACGGGAATGGCATCGCCTTGACGCCAGATCGGACAAGCGCCCCGTGGTTCCGCAAGGCGCTGCCGCTCTCCGATCTAGTGATGTTCACCCCTAAGATCCGATTTTTGCGGCCGGATGGCTCAGAGGGCGCCTCGCCCTCGAACGGCACCGCGCTATTCGCAAAGGGGGCGCGCGGGGTGGATGCGCTCATAAGGGCGCGGCGCGAGGGCCTCGGCACCGTTGTGTTACCGATGCCGTGAGCTTGGCCCGCCAAATAGCCCCGCGAGGGGCTATTTTTTGGCCCGCTCACAAGGCTTGCGCGTGCGGGCCAAACGAGGGCCAAACCTAAAATGAGAAAAAAATAATGTGATTATTTATCAACTACTTAGACCTAAGATAAAAATCCTACTTCGGGAGCCAGGTTTCCCCCGGCCGGTTTCAAATTTCACCGCATCTTCATAGAAAATAAGCGGCTTTATTCAGCCGGTGCGAACAGTGCTTCTTCGGGCATATGCATGGCCGTATTGGCTATGGCGCTGACCATGGCGGCGGCCATGGCCCGCCAATCGGCCGCGGCATCCACTGGGGGAGGTACCACCTGGGCCAAACGCTGCGTCAGCTCAACAAGCCCCTGCGCAATGGCCACCGGATTCGGCGCGCAAAGCAAGGCGTGAGGCTGATTTCCCAGCTGTTCCAGCAAACCGCCCACCGCGGTTGCCAGCACATGCCGCCCGGCGGCCAGCGCCAGTGCCGCGACTCCGGACTGGCTAGCCTCGCGGTAAGGCAGCACCAGCGCGTCCGCCCAGGCGAGCATGCCGGGCAATTCGCTGTCAGCAATCCACCGCCGCTCCACGGAGACGCCAGGCATGGCATTCAACCGGGAGAGACTCGAAGAATTTGGTCCCTCGCCGCAAATGCGCACATCGAAGGAACGGGACTCGCCCAGGAGGTCGAGCGCATCGGCGAGCATGTCGAGCCCCTTATATGGCAGCAACCTGCCGAAATGCAGGATTCGCGGCCGCAAAGCGGGTGTGGCGGCCGGCACGGCGGCGGAAAAACCGATCGGCGGATGCCAGAGCTTTGTCAGCCCCTGGCCGTTAAGGCCGTAGCCCTGGTGGCGCAGCGCCGATTCGACATGCCGGGAAAGGCAAAATAAATGCCGTGCACCGCGTAAAATTTGGTTCTGATCGAGGGCGCGGAAGCTCAGCGCGTCGCCCGGATGCGCCTCGGCATCATGCACGATAACCGCGTAGCCGATTCGCAGCGCCCGCAGCCCGGCGAGCATGCGGCCATCCAGCAGCGCCGGCATGGCGCAGATGGCGATGTCCGGCGCCAGAC